GGTGCACAAGCACCGTCTGGGTGTGGTCCGTCAGTGGTTCCACACCGTCGAAGGGTTGATCTTGCCCTTCCTAATACTCGGGGAGAATCGGATCCCCGTGATCGACCGGCTGATTAAGTTTGGCCTGGAAAACTGCGCGAACAACTACGCGCAATTCATCTCCCGTGTTAAAACATGGAGGAAAAGGTACCGTAAATGGTACTTCACCAGGGACGACGGAAACGTCGTCCCGTACGAGAGGGACCTCAGTCCCCTCGTGATACTCACACGGAGTTACGTGGAGTTGTGGGACTGCACAGAGGTTGTGCGATCCCAGAGAGTGGCAATTCTTTGCCAGACGCGCGCTGCGGGTTTAGCCGACGGCGCGATGGTCCGCAATTCTGCGGAAAAGTTCAAGGAGATCGTACAGACTCCTTGCTTCGATCCACCAGGGGTGGATTGGTCACTCATGCAAAAATGCGTGGGTGAAGTCGCAAGAGGTTGCGACCCGTCCGCAGCGAAATTGTCGTGCGGACCATCATCGTGCATTGGAAGTACGAGAGAGGAAGGCGGTCAAACCGAATTCCTACGCCTCCTGTGCTCTTCAGGAGAAGACGTGAACGAGTACGATCTCGTCACGCTCGAAAGGACGGGCAAGACCGTCCCAATCGGGACACCCATGGGTGTCCTGTGCTGGGCAATCACAATGTTGCTCACAATTCCGGAGACATGGAGCTCACGGATGCATGTCGTCGCGGAGATGGCGAAGGCACGAGTAGTGACGGTAAGCCACTACGCTATTGCGGTGGTACTTGGTGTACTAGCGCACATTTGGTCCCCCGGTTGCAAAGGGGTACCGGAGCTGAGATCAGGGTTCTCAGCAAGTCGCCAGTTATGGAATTTGCTGGCAAACGCACTGGATAATGAAAACCCGGTGTGGCAATACCTGAGGCCATTCGGCTCAAGACAGGTGTTAGGCCTCTCGACTGATCTCGAGACGGCAACGGACTATGGCAACACCATAGTCGGAAGGAGGATACTTAACCTCCTACTAGAGGAGTCGGAAAAGCGATTCCCGAACTTCCCCAGCGGCCTAGCGCGACTGGGGATCGAGGTCTTCTGCGGACCGCGGAAGATAGCTGTCGTTGGCGGAACAGTCATACGGCAGAGGTCATGGCTCATGGGAGATTACATGACAAAAATAGTCCTGTCTTTATGCGGACTATACGCACTACGCAAATCGGAGTGTGCTTTCGGTGTCGTCAACGGTGACGACATCGTGGCGTTGGATCACAAGGTCTCGACGCTTGAGCGCGTTTTAATCGCGTTGAGGTCTTTAGATTTGAAGATCTCGGAGGATGATACTTATATCTCCAAAACTCACATATTCTACTGTGAGGAACTGGGCCTGATTCCACAGGCCCCGGCTGACTGCGTCCACGTCCAAATGAGACGCAGGTTAGGGTACGTCGGATACGTCGACTACCCGAGGGTGAGACTACTCATCCCGGTCTCTCCGGATACGGAGAGATTCTCCACAACACAGTTGGGGAGGACCTCCCTGCTTGGCAAGGAGGCTCGTTGGACCACGAAATTGAATCCAACACTCGTGGACGCGTACAAGGTTGCGACCATGCTTCAGAAGGTTACAACACCTTTTGATAAGGACACACTGTGTCCATTCACCCCGGAACAGATCGGAGGTGACGGGTCCTATTTCTGGGACCCTGACTTCGTCGAAAAGGTTATCGACGGATTCCATTGCCGTAACTCACACGAGGTCCGGCACCGTCTCTCCCAACTAATGGAGGGAAAGACAAACTACGCATATGTGCGGAGTGAGTACCAGAATCAGATCGGGTACAAGTACCGTCAATTTATTGACGTCGCGGATGTCCTCAAGACGCAAATTGAGGAAAAGGCTATCGTACCGATACGAAGTCCGGAGGAAAGGCTGTTGCTGACCTCAATCAAGTCTTCAGGATTAGAAGACCCGGTCCAAACCTTTTACAGGTTGGAGAAGAGTCGCTGGTACCAGGCGATTCTAAGGGGCGAACGGCCTAGGCCGATCGACCATAAGTGGGAACCGATGTTCGGTTCCCGAGAGTTCGAGGGAAAACTCGACCTCGGAGAATTCGTCCGCAAGTGGGCGAATCCGGGTTTCTACTTCACGTGGGAACCACCCTACCTCGTCAAAAGAGACGAGGTAAAATCCATGGACTACCTGAACCTAGGTATTCCTGAACAGCCCTCATGGAGGGTTGCCAGATGTCTTCGCGATGACGAAAGACGCGAGATTGTGTCACGTATTGGCACATTCATGGACCCCGATGCATTGGGAAGGGTCCTCAGGCAGGAGATTGACATACACGCTCCTGCACCACCCGGTCGACGTATAGTCGAGTCGGATACCTACCTGCTGTACAACCTCAGGTCGGATGTCGTAGAGGGTAAGAATGATCTACGAGAGGTCGTCGTGATTAGTGACGACATCAAGCTGGCAAAGAAGTGCCAAGATACTCTCAAGACGATGCTTGAGGGTTACACACCCATAATTTGGGTGGTAAGTCCCACCGTCTATTTGACGGGGATGATGGAGTCCCTAGAGGCTCCCAGCCACGTAGCAAGGAACTACGCGGTGCGAGGGGTTGTGAACTACTCACGGCCCTACGTTGACCACGGAAGCGTAAACGCTTCCGACGTCATTAATTTTAATGACGGAGTGCCCACCTTTGACATGGACAAAATTCCCAAATTCGTGGAAACACGATTCGAGCGTATCTTCTACGGGGTTTACCCCTAGGAGGATGCGTTGCTTGGACCTGTCGAGGTGTGCACCGCTCTGGACTGAATCAGTC